CAGATTGCATTTTTGATGTCGCTGCTCGTGATTGTCTCAGCGGATGAAGTGCCGTCGAAAACGTCAGGCCATGCGTTCGAATCCCAGGCCACCGCCCACACCTCAATCTGCCGCGATGCCGTCGGGCTGGTGCCTGTCGTCCGCTTGCCAGACAGAATGATGTCCTCGAATCCGTCTGTGGTGTTGTCGATGACCGCTGATTCGTAGCCCGCCAGCAGGTTCGTGTCACTCGCGAGTGACGCAACGGCGTTTGTTATGACGGTACTGGCACCGTATTTTATTTTGATATCATTCGGCATTACGCATCTCCCGCAATTCGTCGCCGGCTGTTGATGACGGCCCCAATGCCGACCTCACCTATACCGTAAACATCAACCCAGCGAACAGTGACGCTTGCCAATGCTCCAATAACTGCAACGTCTGCAACATTCAGTAACCCGTGCTGAATCAATTCTGGAGTTCCCGCAGCAATTGCAGGTTCATCCAAGTCAATTGCATCACCTGCAGTGATCAGGTCGATGATTGTGCGAGCCTGTTGATACGGTGGGTCAGGAGACTCGAAGTTGTTTGCGACTCGTTGAAGTCCGCCCCAGCGTCCCAACTTGGCCAGTGTTTTTCGCAATGTCGCAGCAGGGACAGGTTGACGGACAACTACCGTCTTTTCCATGACAGCAACGGAAGCGTCTTCATCAGTCATCGCTGCGTATTGCGGCAACGACAACTCCGCATCCAATGCTGCTTCACCCGTCAGTTGTGTTCCTGTCATTCTTCAGCGTCCTGCTTAGAGATTCCCAAGTAGTCTTTCAGATCCAGTATCGTTTCAGACACGGCTTTGAGTTCGTGCAAAGCCTGATAGGCAGGTAGTTGAGATATGGCAGTCTCAGAGTTTCGCATCGTCTGAGATAACCCACCCTTCTGACAATCCAGAAGCAGGAACAGACGCTCTCTCAGTGTCGTCTCGGCTTTCTCCAGTTCGTACACGGCTGCATCCACTGCTGCCTGCAACTCTCTGCAGTCTGGAGTAGCTGACGGTTCTGCCTGACGGAAGAGAGACTGTTGCGATTTCTGTGACATACTGGAGTTCTCGCTTTACGGGGGTTGACTTTGCCCTGGCTAACTGTAGACTGTCTGCAACTGAAACGCTATACTTACCGTACCCACTCCATATCACGAGCGGTAAAAGCAATAGGCCTTTGTATAGCACGCCGTCGTATTTACACTGGCGATTGCCTGTGCGGGTCTCGCGATGAATGTATATGCCGATTAGAAAACAGAGCCACGTCAAGGCCATTGTAATACAGTACACTGCATAAAGGCTTATGGTTTCCATAAGAGGCTTATTCCCCAGCAGGTTCCAACGAAGAATACTAGCCACGCAAAGGCTCTTACAACTAATCGCCATTCGGGCAATGTTGCTTGAATTAAGGTTTGTGCTGTTTGAGTGTCTGCCTGTAGCCTTTGCCCCGCGACCTCAACATTTAACGCTGGTGCGTGGTCTTGCGAGTCATCTGTCATCAGCCCATCCTAGGTGTGATCACTTCTTGATGTCGTCAAGCAGCACTTTCAAAGACGTGTACCCGACCTTCACAACCCGCTGCCCAGCAGTGTTTACGTAGCGAAATGCCGGTACACGAGTTGAGAACTTCGCTTCCTTGATCTCCACTGGAAGATCGCCAGCCGCACTTAGGTCTGCTTTGAACTGTCGGCAGGGTCCGCACCAGTCTTCTGTGTGCACCTCTAGCACGGGCTTAGTTTTAGCTTGGGCGGTCTGTGAAGGCTGCTCAAGGCGCTTGACTCTATCTTCAAGCGCCTCGATGCGCCGCAGCAGAATTTGCCAATCGGCTATAGCAGACGGCTCATCGGGCGTGCACAGAGCTAGTGACGCCAAGATAGGCAGTATGTACGACTTCATAAGATGTAGCCTCCTCCACTCTGCGTACGCTGATGATACCGTTTCACTGGGTCATCAGGCAATAGTAAGTAAGCGCCGAATGGCTCATACTTCGTTTTCACAAGGACATCGTATACTTTACGTGGCACATAGAAGTACTCGTCGTTGTGACTATTCCACGCAATGAAGAACCAGTCGCTGTTGATGAAGGCAGCCCAGATGATCTCAGTTGCGTGACCTCCTCCACCAGTCGGCGGCCTTCGCATCACCTTCTTACCGTCGATAGGCTGGCCTTCAGAGAAGGGCCAGAAGGTGCCTTGGTGCAGTGAGCCTCCAGCGGCCAAACTTGCAAGCAGTGTTTCACTGTCAGGCGCTTGACGACTCTCTGCCACAAAGCCGTCTTCGATCTTTACTTGCTTGGCCCTAGTTACGAATCGCGTCACTGATCGTTCGTATGAATTGTAAGGCCAGGCAGACTCAAGAGGTATCCCAGGTGCTACACCTAGCGACGTGATGCCTTCTGTCATAAGCGTCACGCCTGCTTCGATCCAGGTGCCTCCATCTTTGCCCACCTGTCGCGGGGACATGATGTACTCGCTGGCGTTGTATGCGTAGATGTCAGAAGACTGGCTCATTACTCCGGTGCAGTACCATCGACGCTTTTCATGTCCATTGCACGCTGCCTGTCCTTGGCAGTCATTGCGCTGCTGGTTCTGTCGCCGCATGTGCGGGCAGGGATCGTTCTTAGGATCTTTAAGAACATCCTCCCAATTAGTAAAGTCAGACGCTTTCACTGCAGCTTTACATTTTGCGAGTGTCGCTGCTTTAACCGCATCTGGAGCAATGAGCAAACTATTCGGCATTGAAGTACCTCTGAATGTAGAGGGCGTGCTTCTCAGGCGTCCATTGTTCGCCGCCAAATGCAAGCTCTTCAGCCGTCAGTATTGATGTGAATGCCTTTATCTGGCACTGCCGGTGCGCCGTCTTAAACCATTCGGTGGCCTCTGCTTCAGTTGTGATAAGACGGTTTTCAAGACGAGACGCTAGTTCTCGCTGGGCTGCTCGCCATTCTTTCTGATACGTCCTAAAAGCCCTCGAGACGTCGTCTTGTGGTTCGACTATTGGATCTACAATGGGCGTGGGTCTCGGGATGTCCACGACGTCCAGAAAGCGCCGTTTGAGTCCTTGCCGCCCCTTACTTCCTTCAGGCTGAATGAGAATCTCGACCCTGCCGGTCGCCTGTCCTTCAAGAACATAGAAGAATGGTGACTCGACAGTCACAGTCTGTATGCCGGGCTTCCCCGCAAACTTGCCGCGTAATCGTGTGCCAGTCTGAACTTCTTCGACTGACACGACACCAGCGGGAGAGTCAAACACAATAAGAGGAACAGTACTCTCAATCGAGTACCATTCCTCTGTTGTGAATGTCTCAACTTCCGCGACCGGCTTCGGAGTGTCAAGCTTGGTTGCCTCCGATGGGAACGTGATCACTGGTTCCTGCAGTAGGCAGGCCAGCAGTATTAGCAGTTGCATCTCAGTCTTCCGTCTGGATCGATGATGCGGCAAATGCGGTGAACTCTGCAGAGCTTGTTGAGTGCGCTTCTTGAAGTGCTTTGTCGGCGAGCTCAAGAGCGTCTTCATCAGACAGGAAGAACTTGGCTTCGTTGAACATGTCGCCGGATTTTGCAGCTGCCCGCTTTAGCTTTTGCACGTGCTTGGTCCAGCGGGTTTTGATTGCGGCTGCAAAGTCTTTGCGGGTCTTTGCATAGTTCGTACTGCAGAGTGCGTTGACGTGCGCCTGGACTTGATCCGGCTGTACCTGCCGTCTCTTCTGAATGCAGCCGATGATCATCGGAAGCACTGTCGTCAGGATCGTCGTGATCGTGATCGGGTCGATGCCTACGTTCTTTGCACCCACGCGACGGATCACGTTCGTTGCGAACGTCTTGAGAAACCCCATCACTGACCCCATGATAATCTCCAAGAAGCGTAGCATCGCGCCCGCCCGGCCCGCGTATAAGCATCATGCTTTTGTTTGCGTAGGCCGGGCGGGCAGCCCGGCATGAACAACTTTGACGTTCAGATATTCCTACAGGCGGTTATTCATGGCGCTTTTTGTTGGGACACCAGAGATCTCACGGAGAGCGTTGATGTCGATATCATCCAACTGATCCATGAAGCCTTCAGGCGTTGATAGAATCTTGTCGTATACGCCTTGAAGGTAAGTGCGTTTATCGGCGTCCATGGGTTCAGGAATTATCACGCAGCGACCGACGTACTGCGGCCCAAAGTTCCTAGCGATCTCGGCGTCGACTACGATCTTGTTGATCCGCGATATGACGTGCTGCAGGCGCATATCGATGTATGCGATGGCGACATCGGCGTGTGTTTCGGCCTCTGCCTTTGTGCCGTGCTGGCCTTCTTGTAGTGATCTCTCCGTCATACAGAACGCACGAACCATCAGCATGTCCAGATACCGGAGTCGAGTATCTATCCCGCTGCTTGTGTTAGCCGAACTCTCAAGTATCTCGATCTTCCACTGGTGCTGCTCTGCCCCTGCATTCGCGGCATCAACGAATGCTTGCACTGCACGGGGAATCGCGATCGTGCCGCTTGACTTGAGTTGCCCAAGCAGCTTTTGAGCGATAAGACCGTTGTCCGTCTCAACACCATCGATGAGTGACACACCTGGCGGGTAGTGAACGACCCAGTGTGCGCCTGCGACCTTAGCATCGTAGCGGCCGGCCATGTCACTAGCGGCCATCCACTGATCGTAGGCAAGCTTAGCATCGATCACGTCGCCGCGACCATACCATTCTTGGCCCCACACGTTCTGATAGAATGTGATGCAGTCCGGTTCATACAGTGTAACCTGCTGTGTGAACTGTGTCGCATTCTGAAAGATGCCAGTGAGGTCACCAGTGTCAGGGTCGACGACCAGGGTTGTGAGGTCCCATAGCAAGTGCTTGAACCCTGCGAACCGCTGCTCATTATCAAGAAGACACTCGAAGGACACCCAGCCCCAGTCGATCATACCTAGGAGCGCATCTCGCAGGATGGTGACTCTATGCGGTATGATGTACTTGGCTATGTGATCATGCACCTCCTTCGGTGCATCGCCTTCAGTCGACCACTGTCGGATCACTGCGGGCGCGATGCTCAGGAACCTGGCGATCTTGATCGTCGGATGTGAGATGATCGTACGCAGCGTCTTTAGCCAGTTGGCCTGCGGGGTCGTGATAGCTAACTGACCGGTGGTTAGGTCGATAGTTGACAGATATACTTGTGGGGCTGTCTGGCTCATCGTGTATACACCTTTGGCATCTCATTGTGTTCAACTGCAAGCGGCATGAGAAGCATGACGCCGTAGCCTAGTGCGTCCGACATGTGACCGACAAATTGCGAGTCGTCGGGCTCCATTGTTCCCTGAGCATAGGCACGATCACGGAGATCACCTTGGAGCACTTTGCATCGTGGATGTATATGTAACCGCCGGTCGCCCTTTGCATTGCACAGGGCCGCATTTGTAGCACTGAAGCGCGTACGCCGCGATGGGTTGGCTGAGTTGTAGACTACCCGCTTGTTCTTGAAGCGGGCGTCGTTAAAGATCTGAATGTAATCACTGGCATCGGCGGATGTCTTGTTCGCCTTAGCCGCCGCGTCACCAGTGAAGAGGAATCCGTATTCGTGGGCTCCGTACTTACGGTATAGAACGTCGAGTGTAGCCCGCGTGTTGGTCTGCCGCAGACTGAGTTCATCAAACACGTAGAGGTGACCGTCGATGAAGTGTCCCAGACACCAGCACATTGGGTCCACGTTAAAGTCGGACATCACAATGATCGGGTACCCAGGTCGGTACTCAGCACGGTCTGTGACATTGTGCGTCTCGTCGTAGCAGTGGAACACTCCGCCGCCCATCGTCCCGAACTTAGCGTCATATTGCTCTGCATAATCAGCGGGATCGAGCCGTGACTTTGCGTCTTCAAGTTCAGCTGCATCGACTATGTCACTTGTCGGCCAAGAGGCCACAAATGTGTTGGGGTCATTCACGCCTGCAGAGTACGCGGCCCTGAACTCTGCGGCACCAGGCCCTTGGCGCTTGGGCACACCGATACGCCAACAACTGAAGCAGTTGTGCGTGAGTGCTGGGAGGACTGATCGGCCGAAGGTGCCTGGCTTAATGTCGCACGATTCGTCAAGGACTATCGACGACCACTGGGTGCCCTCTATTCGTTGAGGCTTATCAAGCCCTGCGACGAATAGGATCGAGCGCATCTTGGTCCGGATGCTCATCTCGCCTTCATGAGGCTGCCCGAGGATCCACGCTTTTGGGACCATGGCCTTCAGCGCTTCCCATGCAACGCGTCTTGCTTGGTTGTATGTGGGAAGGCAGTATGCATGAAAGGCCAGCGGCAGATTGTGAGTCACTGCGAGATTGCGGACGATGCGTCGTCGAGCGAGTAACGTCTTACCGGACCCGCGGCCACAGGCAAGGATGACGTACTTCTTATCAGTGTACCACGCCTGCGACTGCTTGGGATGCGGCTTAAGCGGTTCCCAATAAGGAAGCTGCATATGTCACCCTGCTTTTGTTCCGCCGGAGTACGGAACGCCGTGTCCCTCGTTGATGAGGATCCAAGCTACATCCGTCGGGTACCCGTCCCACATCACGGTCAGCTTAACGAGCCATCGACCAAACTTATCTGGCTTGTGGGTCTCAGCCAGAAGTATTCCATTAGCGAGCAGTTCACTCAAGCGAGCAGACGCTGCGTCGCCTGCTCGCTTTGTGTCACCATGAATCTCTGGCGTGTCGATCCCAAGCAGCCTAAACTTGGCCTGCCATCGTATGTGATTGCCGAGGTCGATGTTCAACTCGACGGTGTCGCCGTCAAGAACTCGAACAAGGTCAACGTGATCATACTTGTACGACATGCGAGAGTCCTAGCCCAGTTCTGAGATTGCATTCTGACAGAGTGCAGCAGCTTGCTTGCAGAGAATGGCGGCCCTAACGATCATGTCTGCTGCGTCCTCGTCTTTGGGATCGTTGAGCGACTTTGAGAACGTAAACAGTTTTGCTCGCAGTTGTTCACACTCTTTTGAGAGCGCACCGATTTTCTTTATGTCCGGGTCATTCGCTTCCCGGGCAAGTGACAGCTCGGTGTTATTGACTTGTCCGGTGTTCAGCGCAGACGCCGCTTCATCGAGATAGTCTTCGACATCGATCAGTCCTTGCACTGCGTTTCGCAGCGCTTTGCTCTTGCGGAAGTTGCCTTCTCCCACAGTGTCAAGGACGCCGACGATGACGTCTCTCGCCTGCTTCATTGGGCCGATCAATGCGGTGAGCTTGTTGGCAAGCGGCTTCAACTGACCGCTTTTGACTGCAAGTGACAATGTGCGACGCTTACTCCAAGACATGTTCTCCACAATCATCTCTCCTTATCGTAAATGCTATCGAGATCCGATGCGACACCCTCGAGGTCTGCGAGGAGTCTCTCAATCTGCTGAGTGATCTTGCGGCCCAGTGCAATCGACTGTGCGGCATCTGGGTTCTTTTCAGATCGCCAGATGATGTCAAGATTGCCGACCGCGTTGGTGATCTTGTCAATAAAGAGCTGCAGCTTACGGCCCTGTGGTCGGTAGCCGCCTGGAGCGGCGAGTGACAGCCCTCGCTTAGCGAGGGACAGTGCACGAGCTCTCTTGAGCGCTGGTGTTGACATGAGTTCCTTTACCTGCTCTTGGGTTAGCACGGTTGTTTGGCCGCTAGGATCGACCACTCGGTACGACGCTGACTTGGCTTTTAGATCATAGGACCCTGGGCCAAGAAGACGGTAGCCTTTCTTGGCAAGGGCGCTTGCTGCTTGCTGAATGGAGACCTTGGCCATTTCTATGCTAGTACTCGTCTACAAGTTCTTGGGCGTCGCGTGCCGCAGTGCTAAGCGCCCTCTTGACTTTGAGTATCATATTTTCGATGTCTGAGATGTCGCTGCCAGCCCCATTAGTTGGCATAGCACGCTTAGCAGAGGAAACCAGCACTTGTAGTCTTGCAACAGCCCGACCGCAGCGGTTAGGAAGTTTGTAGCCTCTTGCCACCCGGCGCGATCTGCACCGCTGACCGCAAGGCGCAGTGCAGGAACCTTCTCGCCACGGCGTCGCGCCACGTCTCGTGAAAGCGGATCATTACTTGACATAGGGTATGCTCTTATCCATCATGTCACAGGTACGAAGAATTTGCTGAGACGGTGTCTCAGTATACGATATACCTTTGAGCCGTGTTTGCACGTTCATTATTAGTTGATGCTTTGCTGGGCCGTCAGGCAGTGCGTCACTGATGGTGGTCTCAATACCTTGCAGCATGGAGACCACTGAGGTAAGCTCCATAGACGTGCGGACCGGTAGCTTGGCTGCACGCTCGATGACACGGCTTAGTTGATCGATAGACTCCCGCAGGATGGAACCTAGTGCCACCTTCTGGTGCAACTCTGCTTGCTGCCCAAGCATAGTGACCAGGTGCTGAATGGTCAGGCGCATAAGCTTAATCTCGTCATCAAGATTAAGCTCAGCGTCCAAGGCCAGCGGTTCAGTCAAACTGTATTTCATTGCCCAGCTCCCTCGAGACTGTGATGAGCGCACTACGCAAGCGATGCCGCACCGTCCTAATGCAGACCGCGACCTCAGCAGAGATCTCCTGCTGCGTGTAACCGTTGGCCCACAGCATCACCACTTCGTGGAGCTCAGGGTCGAGACTGTCTAACGATGCCCGAAGAGCTACAAGCGTGTCTGAGTCACCAGCCTCTGCGGCCTCTGGAGCGACGGGCTCATACTCGAGAGGCGCACCATACTTGCGTTCGAACTTCGCCTTGTTGTACATCAGCTTAAGAACGGTGAATCGCATGCGCATCAAGACATACGCTTTGATGTCGCCTATGCCGTTGAACCGTGAGACGTAGTCATTGAACTTGAGCACAAGCGATTCATTGAAGATCTCGTCGTCACCACGAGCTATGCGCTCGGCGGCCTTGCCATGCGTGCGGAGGAATTCACTCAGGGATAACATCGCGGATACTTTCTGGGTTAAAGTCGGGACGGCGGCGTAGTTCAAGCAACATCAGTCTAACGTCGTTCACCAGTTCACCTGTTGTGCCAGTGATCGAGATGTGCGGGTCAATGCGCTGCTGCCGCAGGAACATATCCTGCAGTGAACTGCGGGTTATATACCTCCGCTGTCCGACTGACCGCTGCAGGCATTGGAGCATTCCATTGTCACACATACGAATGACCGCTCTGTCACCGAGGCCGATCATGTCGGCGACCTCGCGGGTGGTGTAGAGTTCTTTGTCCAGGTTCATGACAGTTGTCTCGCTAAGAGTTGCACGTAAGCAGCAGAGTACACCGGGTATTCATCAGGGTCTGAGGTGTATAGGGACATCCCTCGCTCTAACCAAGCAGGAGGCTTGTTGCCCAATAGGTCCTGGTGAAGGGCGTGCACTGCGGGCGTCGTCAGCACAGCACCAAGATCACGCACCATTGAGAACGGAGCCTGCTCGATCAAAGTATCGAGTCGCTCACCGTACTTGTCAGTAAGCTCAGGGCCAGTGAGGTATCGACCAACGATCTCGTCCGCTGACTCGATTGAGAGGCGAGAGCGAATGTGCCGTCTTGCAGCCTCCGCGTTACCCATCTGAATGAACTGCTGAGTCAACTGCTCGCGGATCCGAGTATGTTGAAACATGAGCTTCACCATGTCGTGGATCTCGATAACGCGATGCTCAATCGGGACGTCACCAGTCATGTCACCAGCTTTGAGTGTCTCGATGAACGCGGCGCGAATGCGTTGCTGCTCCTCTTTGCTTGAGACATTGGCCATGAAGCAGTACTTACAGTACATGTGATCAGGGAGCAACGTCCACTGCGTTGGGTTAAGACCACGCAGCTTACCGCACGCTGTACACCGACCATCGAGTGGCATGTGTACAGATTTCCACTCTGCGAGATCGCGAATTCTTGGCATGATAGAATTTCCAAAACTTAAATAGTGCAAATTTACGATGGGTTAAAGGATATGAAACCGTGCAAAACACCGGGTTTTCAACGGTTATTTCGTATTGGACAACGTATCCGTGCTCATACCGTATCTTCAGTTTAGGGGCCCAGGTAGTTGGTTGGTTTGCAGCTAGTACCAGTGCACACAAAGATATGAGACCGTGTATACTACGTATGTTACAATTCCTCGAGTTTTCTCTGCTAAATTTTAATATGAGTTACACAAGTCACGGTATAAGATATATAAGATCTATATATTTCTAGAAACTATACATCCCCGAGTTTTGTGCGTTTGGGTCGATACGGTACCTGGGTTATATCCAGTGTTTCCGTTGGGATACGAAACCGATATAAAACCTAGGGTTTTTCATCGTCCGTCGCCTCTCTGGAACTTAGTTTTGTGATACGAAAGCTTTGAACCACCTCCGTGAGCTCATACAGATATCGTATGAACAGCTTCGGGTGCGCGAGGCAGTCAACGTATCTCTCATGACCACAAAGCGAAAGGGAACCAGGGTAGCGATACACAAAGCAGCAGGCGAACCTCGAGTTGATGCGTTCACTCAGTATTCTTTGGCCCTCAGTGACCCTAGTCGTTGCACCTTTGAACTCCACAAAGAAGTTACCATACACCGTCACGATGGTCCGGTCCGGAATGTGGTTAGCCTGCATCTTGCCGGCAACGTGTGCAATGGTGATCGCACCTGCTGCCTCCAGCTTATCACAGCATCGTCTGGTCCAGTCACTTTCCTTCATCACCGTCTCCAGAAAAACAAACTCCAGATTCGTACAGCGATCCACATCCCAACACGTCGCCATCGAGGCAACCCAGCCTTCTCCAAGCACTCAAGAAACAGGGCGTCACCAACCATGCGCTCTGCTCCAGTCCTAGCGTGCTCACATCGCCAATCATGCACTAGGCTAGCGAGCCTCAGTTCCCTCTGTAATGGGTGGCCCATGACACGCCACAGAGGTCTCGGAATGCTCGCACCGTCCCACGAATATCCCTCAACAAAATTGATACGATACTCCCCGCCGCCTGTCGGCAGCACCACAGTGAATGCCATGAGGAACACCAGTCGATTACCAATCAGGCAGACGGGTAGGTCGTCACTCATACTTGCCCTCATGTTCTTTACGATCGAGTTCGCCAGACCTGAGCTGTCGTAGGACCTCCTCGATCTCGGCCATATCTTCTGGCGACACAGACACAAACCGCGGGTACCGTCTGCGGTGCTCGCGATGCTCATCCATGTGCACCGCCGCGCTGTCCACATCGTCATACGCTGACAAGCAATCTGGCTCAGTGTATCGTGTCATTTCATCATCCTCAATACAGCATCCACAGCGAGTTGCATTACGATAGCAGCACCCGCACCAACAAGCGACCCAAACGCCAACCCAAGTTCAAAGTCTGACACGTTCGTCCTCCCAGTAGAATTCTTCAATGAACTCGTCCTGATGCATGTTCACGCGGTCAGCAATGCAGCACGCAAGCCAGGCCACGGCAAGCGCACCAGCGAGCAATATGATAGCCGCAGCCGTCATAAATGCAGCGATGAAAAGTAGTGCTTCACCCCACACGTTCATACCCTCCATACACGTCATAGAGAGGCAGCTTATCCAAGTCAGTCAACACGTTGTCGAGACTTGAGAAGTCAGGCTGTGTGATGTCATTCGCCCAGTCGAGAAACTCAGCCTTGCCCAGCCCAGGCTCATTGGCTGGGTTCCATCGCAGCGGGTGGTCCTTGGGAATCATCAGGTATTGCGAGTCATACGTCAGAAAGCCACCTGCATCGTACGGGCGTGGGACACAGTTTGCTCTGGCATACTGACCAAACTTGGCTGTGACCCAACCGTCGGTAATGGGGATCATGGGACCCCACTCATAGTTCTCCAGCAATCGCTGAACCTCGCCCGCCGGAACTGGCCCGTCAGGCCATCCACGGCCGCGATACAGGGTGTCCGCAGGCAAATGCGCTCGAATGTACTCCCACACCTCAGCCCTGTGTCTATTGACACGCGAGTCCTCCACGTGTGAGTGAGCGAGTACGATGCACTCACCAGACTTCTGACCTGGCGTTGACCTCGCTGGAAGTCCCCAGTTCTGCGTCTTGTGGTATCGGTAGTGCCGGATGAATCGCTTGTTCCCGATCTGAATCGGAATGTCCGCGTTCGTTTGCGACAAGATCGCGTCAGGGTAATGATCGAGCTCGCGGATCCGCAGGATGTTACGCGGATCGTTGAGTATGCAGACCCTCTTGATGTTTGGGAATGCATTCCACACCTTGACCACAGGCCCACAGTAGTTAGCTGCGAAGGCCTGTGTTCGTGCCGGCCCGCCGGGCAGCACTGATGAACCGGAGGGTCCGATCACTGTGATGATGCACTCTGGATCGAACTCCCGGGCTGCAGCCACGAGCCTGTCATACTCAGCATTGAAGGCCTCCACTTCTTCATTGGGAAATGAGGACGTGAACGACTGCTGCACAAAGCGGCAAGGCGGGTCGACGCCGAAGCGGCCTATGGCCAGCACGTCGTGTTCACGCATCAAGTATTTAAGCAATGCCATCATCTCATCGCCGTGCCCAACATTGTTGTGCTTAAGCGGCGTCATTGCTGTTCCAAGTCGCATCACAACGATTCGCATTTTGAAAACTCCTCACTCAACCAGGAATTGATGTAGGCAATAGGTCGGTAACCTGAGAGCCTAATGATGTGCGTAAGAAGACACGCACGGTCAGCTAACGTCCAACTAAAGCTTAGCAGTTCATCGCGTAACTTTATACTGAGCCAGTATGAACTAAAGAGGTCGTGATACCGAAGACTGAACATCAGCTTGCCCCAGTCAAGGTGCACTGAGTTGAACTTAAGCCGAGTGTTCGGGTCTATGAGATGCAGATGATCATCTCGATCTACTAACACATTCTCCAGTGTCAAGTCTCCATGACAGAAGTGCCCGCACGGGACATCGACTCTACGGAGCCAAGACATCACTCCAGGTACATGGCATCGATGCTCGATACTATTCAAGTACTCGTGCCATGTGATCGAGTCTGCAGGCACAATAGCAAACCGCTTCACTTGCTCACACAGCACATGCAGCGCTCGCAGGTTATCCGTCGTGCAAAGGGGTACACCTTTGACTATATTCATTATGTAGGTGCCTGCGAACGGATTAAAATTGGTTATGATCGGCACGTGAACCCGAGGGTTTAAGTGCGGGCCTGCATCGATAAACCACTGCGGGTTACCCTTCTTGAGTAGCGTTAACATATCGCGTAACCTTTTCAAAATCCTCAGGGACAGAGTAATGAGCCCATCTGCAACGCAGCGGCACAGCCTGTGCGTTGATCCCATTGAGCAGCTCAGTGATCTCGTATTCACCGCGAGCGCTCAACTGCAATGGAACCCAGCGGTCTACATAACAGTAGCCTGTAAAGCAGCAATGCACACCCTGGAATGAATGGGGCTTCTCGATGATCCTGTCACCAGCAACCACCGCGAGACCATCACATTTTCTATAGGAACACGTATAGTGCGCCTGGGGATGCTGAGGCATATGACCGTGGTAGTAGTTGTCGCCAAACAGTACATACCCTAGTCTACCATCAAGGCAGCCTGCGGTGCCTGGGTATCTCTGGGTCGTCAACACATGCGGTGTCAACCCATTCGCCTCTGCGAATCTGCAAGCGTGTTCAGGGAGCGTCAGCCCCTTAAACTTTTGCGTGAGCTTTCCCGGGCAGCGTGTGCTCTTCCCAGCGCATAATATCCAAGCATCCTTGATTTCTTGGCACTGTAATTCCGTAGGCGGTGACGGGCACATCAGGCTTTGCGTCATTTACGATAATCCTTATCCCAGGTGGCAGATCCATAATGAGCTCATCATATGCAATCTTAGCATCACTAAGCTGCTGCTCAGTCTCGAGTCTCAATGTCTTTCGTCGGCCAGTAGTCAAGATGACCCGATGACCTGCGGCCAACAGGCGGTCGATGAAGTCCTTCGCGCCGGGCAGCCTGCTTGTCGTAACGTTGTCCGCTTGGCCTTTCATCGCGTGTTGAACAAGCGTGCCATCAATGTCGATGAAATAGGTCCGAGGTCGATAGTCAACCTGAGCAGGTCTTTGCTCGAGCAGCCTCTCAGCATCGTCGAGTCTGCCTCTCAGTCTCGAGATCTCATCAGCAGCCTCTTCCAGTTGGGAGTGTGCCGTGGCAAGACGCGCGATCACTGCTTCCGGGAGCGTCGGCTCTGACTCTGGCTCTGGCTCTGGCTCTGGCTGCTGCTCGATCGGCCCGAGATACTCGACCAGATCCATAGTGCTTCCGCCCGCCAACCACCGGCCATCCGCCCGCCACGTGCTCACACCGTCCCACCACGGATACATCACCACGAAATCCTCGTGATCCGTTGGCATCGCGGTCACGTCCTTAACCATATCGTTGCGAGTCCGCCACCGGCCTTCACGGACCTGCACCTGCACCGGCTCCGGCTCCGGCGGCTCCTGTGTTTTGTCCTCCTCAAGCGGTCCGAGATATGTGAGGAGGTCCAGCGGGCTTTCTTCGCAGCCAAAGTGATATCGACCATTCAGAGTCCACGTCTGTCGATATGCGGCATCCCACCACGGGAAGGCGGCCGCCCGGCCGTCACCCGCCGGCGTCGGTGTCACGTTGCGGATAGCGTTGCCTCGCGTCCGCCATCGACCCTCACACACCTGCACCGGCTTAGTTGTCGTCCCACCACTCATTGGTCTTCTCCTTTAGTCAACGCAGGATCCTGGCTGAGCGTGCACTGTGCCGCTAGCTTATCGTCTCTGAACCGGATGAACCGCGGATGTCTCAGACGCCCGCCATCACCCACATACTGGTAAGCAACCTCGACCACCCGGCCGATGTCGTGCGGGCCCATATCGCGGCGCTCAGCATCCGTCATGCCCGATACATTGGCCAGCACGCGGTCACCGATGCCGACCACCAATGCACCTGTCTGGCCAGCGTACTTGTTCTTGCCCGGCACGATGCCCAGCACCACAGCATCGATCGTCAACACCGGCTTCCACTTTTCAGAGTGGCCCCAGTTGCTGTTCTTGAAGACCCAGCCCTCCGCGTGCTCAGGCAGAGTCTCAGGTCGAGAGTCATAGTACCACCATGGTGCGTACTCGAATCCATAGCGCTTAGTGACTATGTTCTCTGTTACCTCCAAGCTCTCATCCGGTGAAGGGAACGGGATCGTCTCATCACGAGGTAGCCCTGTGACGCCCCACACAGTGAACCGCAGCCGAGCGTCTTGGTCGTTGATCAACGTCTTGATGCTCGAAGCTCTGACACCGGGCGCCCACAGTTCTCCGTGAAGCGATAACCCTCGCGGGACTGGAGGCAGGTTCATGAACGTCAACTTAGGCATGATGTCGATCATTGTCTTGGTCCACGCTGTGTCATGCTCAAGCGTGACGCAGTGCCCATCCAGTTTCAGATGCGCATACTTATACCGGCCAGTAGTAGTCAAGAGAAGGCTCCTCAGTCCAGTTGAATTGAGAGTACCACGTTGGGTACTTATGAAGCAGGGCTGCCCGGTGGCTGGCGTGAACACGATCGTCGCCCCACCACGGTGGCATACGATCGTCATTGATAAACACTGAGTAGTACGCGATGTGGTCGCCATACCACTCAGCGGTGCGCCGGGCTAGTTCCTCGAGCAACTCGATTGCATAGCGAGCAAGGGCAGAGTCATAGCCCTGCCACATCTTGCTAGCTGGATGATTAGGCCACCCGCCGTTGATGAGTACACGGCACTCATTGTAAGCCTGGTTGCCAAGTCGCTTGTTGTCGAGTACCTCAGCCGTCCGCCTAAAGTCGGGGTACGGTATGAAGGTCTGCATTATCGGTTCGCCTTCTCGATGGCTCGAAGAATGCGCTCAATACCTTCAAGATGCCCGCTCAACTCTACGAATACGGAGAAGCCGTGAAGGCCCTGCGAGACGTTCACCGCGGCGATGTTCCGGCTTGGTGAAGGGCAAACAGTCTCGATCTTGTCCCTGGTCTCCATGTCAGACGCGAGGCAGAATGCGTCTTTGGCGCCGAAGTTGTCAGTAATATAGGCTGTGCCGTTCTTGCGTATGACGACATCGACCAGCTCATGGGTCTCGGCTACAGGCCCGAGAATCCGACCAGTGAGACAGCCCTCGGTGTCTACTTCAACGCGGCAGCCGTCGTCCCAGGGGAATTGTGCAAGCTGGCTCTTCACACCAGCGTCAAGAAGATGTCCGCACAGTGCGCAGACTAAAGCGTCACGTGTCTCAGCCATGATAAGCTCCAGTAAAGGTCCAGTAAAGGAATGTAAGCCAAGAGCCCGACTCCATTCGGGCTTTCGTCCTTCCGGACTCATCAGTTGGCTGGCATAGCCCGAGCGGCTGCAACCCATGCGGCTCGCTCAGCCCGGATCTTGTCCCACCTGCGGATGAATCGCTGCAGCTGCTGGGCCTCACGCTTCATCTGCTTACAACCGCGAGCAAGCGCCTCGCCCGCTGAGCCGCCTGGCCCATAAAAGTCCAATGCGTTGCGAGCCTCGTCCACGATCTGCTTCGTGGACCAAGTGGTCACGTCGTACCCGTCCTCGGCTGCCTGGTCCAATGCGTAGTCGAGTTCATCGACTTTGCGAGCCTCAGCGAGGCAAGCGGCCCGGTACTCGTCCTTCGGAAGGCGAGCGATTTGGAACTGGTTCATCATGCATCTCCTTTAGTAGTAGTTAAGTGTACAGCGCCCAGGTAGATTCTACCAGGACGTGCCGCGCGTGTAAACCCCTAGAGCGAAGAATTTTGAAAATTTCTTCAAGTTGTGTTGGCCACCTCAAGCTGCAAGACGGCCAGCTTGACGGTCGCTTCGTTGAGCGACAACGTCTTGAGCTTCTCCTTGAGCTGGTTGATAGCGTCGTGACCCTTCGCACGGGTCTCGGCCATGCGGGTAAGCTCAGCATCGAGCACCCCGATCTGCTTATTCAAGCGATCACGCTCTGCGATAAGCTCGGAGCGATCGTCTTCAAGATTCTTTACACGGCGGGAAAAGTTGTCATCGTTGTCCGTGATGTCGGTCATCGCCACGCGGATCAGTTGCTCAGTCGCGGCAACCTCGCGGCTTATGATGGTCAGTGCATCGCTGAGATGCTTAGCCGTTACACTCATGCTTTAGTCTCCAGTAAAGGAATGGTAAGCCAAGAGCACTGGCGGCTAGAGCGGTAGCCGCCAGGCTTTCGTCCTTCCGGACTCGTCAGTTGGCTGCGGGAGTGATGCCCATCGCGGCGAGCAGAGCAGACACGTCCTGACCTTCGCTGGCCAGCGATGCCTTGAGTGCTTCGATCTGCGCGGTGAGAGCCAGCAAGCGCTTGGCCTTCTTGCTGTCGGCGACGGCACCCAGCGAAGCCAGACGGTCAGCCTCGGTGCGGCAGCGTGCGGCCTGCTTGTCGAACAGGGTCGCCCGGTACCGCAGGACCTCGGAGCGGCAGGTGAAATCGGACGGCTTGAGCGGACGGTGAATCTTGCGGTCGTAAGCTGCGAGGCGCTCGTCATTGTGGGTCAGCTTTGCATCGCCTTCAGCAAGCAGCGGGGTACGAGCCACCCGTTCCTTCTTCTTCGCTGCACGGGCGTCGCCGGCGGACCCTGGAGCAGCTGCAGACTTCGGAGCGGCAACTGGAGCAACTGGAGCAGTGATGGTCTTGGCCATGATCGTGGTTCCTTTCGATGAACCGGGTTGGGTGAAGCAAAACTGGCCTCGTCAGCGCTCGCACTACGAGCGGACCACCTTGCGGTGGTTTCGGCCTCAGATGAACAACAGTCGTCCGTTTGGCAGCGTCACAGTCTGGACGTTAGGAATCATACCAGTTTCACGGGCGTCGTACAGAGCATTGCGCAGATCGTCGAAGTCAGGTTCAGGCCAAGCAATCGTGGTCACGTCCCCACCGTCAAGGAACCGCAGCAGGATGGAGTGCTCGTCTTGCCCATAGTGTTCTCGGCAAATGTTATCAACGATGTCCGACGTCTTCGTGTGAAGGAGTCCGCCGATTGCAACCAGGCGTACGGTGAATGGCTCGGTCTTGACTGTCATGTTCATCTCCTTTAGTTCGGTTTCACTGCTCTAGCAGTATTATCGGCAACCACCGGTCCGCAGTTTAACTTGTTTTCAAGTTTTCTCGTTTGCGTTCCGGTGGGCTCATTATTACGAACACCGCGAGTCGATGCAACCCCTGGGGAACTGTTTTTGAAAGTTTTTTGAAAGTTTTTCCAAAATACGTAAATCCCCGGATTTTGCGGGGATTTCCCCTGACGGGCAATCCGCCGGCTGCGAAATCCCCGTATTTTGCACTAGCAGCCTCCCAGAGGCTCTCTAGAGCCCGCGATTCTCTGGACGATTAAAATATCGGCCCTGTTTGCCCGAAAGCTCTAGAGAGGACCCTGGGAGGCCAGTTTTATGCCAGCCGTAGTGCCCGGTGCTATTCTCGCGTGGATTTCCACAATTCGCTAGAACCGCATTGGACGCTGCCGTGATTGGAGTATCACGGAAAAGTTTTCTAAGAGTCTAAGGTCAGATTCACAATTTTCCCAGATTCATCCACGGTTATGGTTGCCAACCGCTTGCCGAATTGGTAGAGGCCGTGATCGTGGACCTGCATCTTAAGCCAGCGTTCAAGGCTGCTGGCGTCGTACTGCATACCCACGATCACAAGGCTAGGTCTCCAGTTGTGGTCCTTATCGTACCACCCCAAGATGATGTCGTTCAACGTCGTTACGTATGGGCGCTTATACTGTAGCATGCCATGGACTTTCACTAAGAGGTAGCTTAAGCTCAGGTAAGCCGGCGTCGTACCAAGACTTGCTGCTTATGCCATACGAGCATCGCAATGGTATAAGCAGGTCGACATCAGGCTGCTCAAGAACTTCGATGAACGCTCGCACAGACCGATCGATGACCTCAGTCGGCCCATGAATAAGAACCTCATCGTGCACGATCGCGGCGATGTCTAGTCCGAGCGACTCACACAGAGGCTTCACGCCGCGTGCAAGCCGCATCTTCATTATGTCAGCAGCCGTTGATTGATTCAACGCATTGAACGCAATGTGGCACTTAGTGTTGTCTAGGTACCTGCGACGGTTGAATAGGTTGAACACATAGCCTCTACGTCGTGCAGCCATCTCCGCAGCCCTAGCAGTCTTCTTAAGCGTCGGCAGCGTATTGTGGTATGTATCATAGACGCTCTCGGCCTTAGCTACTGCGAGTTGCTCAAACCGACTAAGAGCCTCTTTAGGCTGTAGCCCAAGGCCCTCCACAACAACCTTGATCGCGTCCACCAGTGTCGGCTCTTTTGAGAGCATAGCAATGAGCTTCTTTCGTCCGCCACCGTAACCCATACAAAAGTTCACGTTCTTGGCGGGCCGTCTTGGTATGCCGCACATGTCAGCTACCCAGGTATGGAAGTCAGTGTCTGGGTTACTGAGGTATGCATCGATGGCCTTCTTGTCTTGTATGTAATGAACGATCAGCCTAAACTCGATCTGTGAGTAGTCGATAGACAAGAATGAGCAACCAGGCCGCGGCACGATCAGCTTCTTGGCGTTCTTGTTAAGCTGCTGAGAGTTAGGCCGCCGGGCTGACATACGGCCAGTTCTTACTGTCTGGTTGTAGTCTGGATGCAGAACCGAGTTCTTGTGCAAACGTATGTACGTCTCCAAGAACAGCGATCTAAAGGTGTTCATCTCACGATATGTCAGCAGCTGCTGAACGACCTCAGTAGGTGCTCCGGGTATCGACAAATACTGTCTTAATACGTCCTTACTGAATGAAGGGTTGTGAACAGCGTCCTCATCGTCGTCGTCCTCATTAGTATACTTCAACACCGGCAGGTTGTATCCGTTACACAACAGGTCGTAGCAGTCATCGTTCACGTGCGGGCGTATGTCATAGCCCGTTACCTCTGCAATCTCTCGCTCAAGGCGCATCAACTCGCTTATGTAGTGGATGTTCATCGCCTTAAGCAATGACGGGTTCGTCAGCAATCCGTGCACCTCGGTATCAAACAGGATCTTGGTGACCGCATTCTCTGCCTCAAACAACTCGCGGCACTCTGCTGGCATCATGTCAGACAGGAACTTAAACAGTACCCGTGTGCATGCGACGTCGTGCCCACCGTACTCACCAAGGACATCGATAGGTATGCGACCGTAGTCCTTGTTATTCACCAGGTACGGTTGCAGGAGCGCACCAGCCTTACCCGGGTAGTACGGCAGCAGGGTCCGCATCAGGCTGTCTAATGAGTAGCTTTGAAGATCGCTACGATACAGCTTGGCCATTGCGATCGTGTCGATCACTTGCCCGCTGAACCTATACCCGTAGTCATTGTAAAGTACGTGCATGTCGTACTTCACATTGTGATTGACCCAAACCCTGCAGCGGTTCATAGTGTCAATGAGCCACTGCTTAGCCTCGACGTTACGACCGTGTGCGTGACCGACGGGGATGTAGTATGTTGGCCCGTCATCAACCGCGATACATATGCCAGCGATCCAGCAGTTGTGGTGCGGGTTCACTGACATCAACGTAGGATCTCTCGATGTCGTTTCAAAGTCTAAGTATACATAGGCGCCGTCCAAGACAGGCAGGTCGGCCTCGGTCTCAACTAGAAGTGTCGATCCAATTTCTCGCATATGATTCCTGTTTCTTTTAGCAAGATCAACGGGTTATCGTCTCTGTACTCTGATGAGTACAACACGCGGCTTATGCGCCCGCAGTTTATGATCAGCCCAGCACATTGCATACATGGAGACGTCGTGCAATACAGCGTAAGCCCAGTCTCTGAAGTGTTGAGCTTAACGATTGCATTTGCCTCTGCATGAATGCATCCGCATGCACCGACCGATCCGGTGCATCGTTCATGGGGGATGCCAGCAGGCTGGCCGTTGTAACCAATGGCCAGCACCTTAGTCATTGCAGAATCAAACACAATGCAAGCGACTTGAAGTCGCTTGCATGTGCTTAGGCCTGCCAAGTCCCGGGCAAACTGCGTGAACACTGCAAGTTTACAGTCAGCCCTTGTTTGCATTTCCAGTCTCCATAATCTTGGCTTGCCAAGCTGTCCTCTTGGCGACATACTTGGAGACAATGCCCTCGATATCCGACACTGTCGGGAAGTCGCCACTATGCGCACTGCGATGCACATAGTCCCATGGGCGTGTATGCTGCATCTTGCTAAATGCTTCATTGGCTCGCCACACGGTGTCTTGGTCGTACATCTCGCTCTTGTTCCAACGAGCCAGCAAGTGATCGTAGGACCCCATTAGTAGAAGGATACGGAACGGGCAGGCCGCATCCAGCATCTTCTCTACTAATGTCATCTTAAGCGGAGTAAGCAACACCTCAGTATCCCCACGAGCTTCAGCGTATGCCAGCTCCGAGTAGTGGAAGCGGTCAAAGATGCCGTTCCTATTCATGCGGTTGATGTAGTGCCAACACCTGTCGTGGCCTGTTGGGAGCCGTGACAAGTGCTGCACCTCCATGCCGTATTCCTGCAGCCGTGGATGCGACCACAGTTGTGCAGCCAATGTACTCTTGCCAGTGCAATCAGCCCCTTCGATGATGATCATATAGTGCCTTCATATCAAGCAACACAGCACGGGTACCAGGGTTTGACGGAGCAACCGTCAAGTGACTACCCCTGATAGCGTTTCGTAAGAAGTTCACGTCAGTATATGTAAAGTTTGACCAGCGACACGCAACAGCGTCTTGCAGTGACACGACTCTAGACAGGCGCTCACGATCGTGGTCGTATATGTGAAGAGACCCGACAGTGTGGGTATAGTGACCAAGCTCGGCGCCGACAGCACTAGCCACGAATTGTTGGATCAAGCAGAAGCACGGCACATCGTAGACGAAACCGATTCCGAGATCGTTTGATCGCATGAATGTGGTCAGATGTAGCCGCCCTGCTCGTAGCAAGAAGTGCAGTGCGACGGTACAAGGTACATCTTTGGATCGCGTCACCATGTCCTTTGGTCGCCAGATCGGTATCACATGCTGCCTAGAGTCCGGACGTTCACGGATGCCAGCAGCGAATGCAACTAGGTGCTGGTGTGAAAGTCCTCTGACTCCGTATGCACCATGCAATGTAGCGCCGTCATCGCTGAACCGCTTGTAGCTTGGCGCATATGCAGCGATTGCGTCCAAGCTATTTGAGCCTTCCAGATACCACGCCAACTCAGCGCCAAGATAGCCCCAGCGCTGAGTGCGTGCCGATGATCGTATCAATACAGCTGTCGGGTCATCAAGCCGATACGTCTGACCAATCAACTCCAGCGTACCATTGGTCTCGTGCCCATGGGTCAAGCAATCGCCCAGTGCCTGGGTCCACATTGCTGCGAGAGATTCGTGAGAATGCTGCATTTGGAAACCTTTCCAGTCCTATGGTTTTTGGATAATACTGCGTCATGTTGAACACCTTCTCGATCGCGCCTGGCGTTTCACGCCCTGCCCACACGCCCTTCCAGGAGTCGTATGAAGACTCCCAGTCCTCAGCGCCCCAGTAGCCATCCAAGAACAGCTTAGCCTGCTGCGCGAGCCACTCACCAGCCTCTGGCACCACACCCTTCGCGATCTGTGCAATAGGCTTCCCGCCTGCAGGGATCACGTCGCCCCATCCCATTACCCGTGAGAGCTCACCGATAGTGACCGGCCGATTGTGGTCTGGATGCAAGAACCGGGACGCTGATGAATGGATCGTACCGAACGGCTTAGTCCAGGCCATACGCGTGATGCAGTGTAATGAGAATGGGATATCACTAGACCGGTGCGTCCAAGCGTCTCGATGCCACTGGTGCATCAGTTGTGGATACCTGCGGGCCAGTGTATTCAGGGAACCCATCGGCGGAACAAACGGCACGTCGTGCCATTCATATGGGCCAAGCGGGTAATAGCAGTCAGCTACATAGTCGCCCGACCCATTCATGCCAGCTCTTGAGATCTCATGAGTCTCACGATCACGCATGTCCCAGATCGCATCATATGTTGTTGACATATGCGCACCCAGCTCCGGCGGCACGATGTTGAAGTTGCCACCCCTATACGCTACAAAGAAGTACCGCTTCCTCTGCTGCGAGTTCCCGAATGAGCCGTAGTTCAGTAAGATGTGAGCAATTCGATATCCTGCAGGAACAAAGACCTCATCTCTGAGCTTGTCAAGCAGCGGCCGGCCAGTAGTGAACGCTTGCTGGACGGACTCCCATATCGCAACAGGAATCTCCGCGCGCACAACATAGCGGCAGAAGTCCCAGATGTCCTGAGTCGGAGCGGACCAGGGGCCGTGAGCGTCCTCACCATATCCACAGGTGATGCTTGAGAACCCAGTGCAACGAGGGTTGCCAAAGGCAAAGGCCACGTTCCTGATAGGCCACTTATCCCAACTGTCGACATTTGTGAACTCCATTCCGAGCCGTTGCTCGACTGTCTCCCGTCCAAAGTTATGTAACTCAAGCTGTTCGTTCACATTGAACACACGCTTGACTCCCATCGAGAACCCACCAGCAAACACATGAATTCCAACAGCGTCCATTGCTACTCCTTGAGATAAGCGGCGGCTACGAAGTGCAGCCGTCGCTTACTCTATTCCCAACCGGCTGTTCTAAGTGCGCTTATTGAACTGTGAACCTGCCGCGAGCGCTCAGAGCTGCAGCATCCCTGTTGAATTGAACGACCATCTGGAACATCGCGTCTTCGCTTGACCTCAACCATCCACGCAGCGTACTGTGCATTGTAAAGTCACGTGTAAGCGAGTTCGTGTCGCACAGCTTATCAATATGCACGTACTCGACGACGTCATGCTTATCCTCTTCATTGTTTTTGAAGGTGTCAAATGACTCAACTGAGACCGCAATCATCAGTATCACCCAGTGGTACTGATTAGCGCCGTGCGGGTCACCTGCAATGTTTTCGTAGTGGCCAAGTGGATAGTACTTGTCATTGGCTGTGTCGACGGTCAGGTTGAGTTCTTCTTTCATTTCTCGGACGATGGTCTGTTCAATTGTTTCACCGACCTCTTGAAGGCCCGACGGGAAGCTCCAGCAGTTGCCAGCAGACCTAACTGCGGCGCTTCGATGCAACATGATGGCGTGCCGCGACTTCCTTGAGAGGGGAATAAACTGTACAACGACACGAGGTACCGCAGGCGAACCCCATGAGACGTGATCAGAACCTGGCATCAAACTTCTCCGTTATCAAACGATCGAGCAACTTACGAAACCCGGACGAAGCCACATAGCTTCGCCCCTTTTGAGATACTGCGTAGTTCCTAGCTAGTGCGCCCATGAATACCTCCGCGTCACTGGTGGTTAGGCCAGCATGTGCGGCTAGTTCTTCCACTGCAATCCATGACGCCCCGTGTAGATACTCTACCAGCCCTTTGGCGTATGGCACACTCTTAATCTCAGCGATGAGCGAGCCTTCATCAACCACGTTCAGCAATCGCGCTTGCCTCTGGGAGTATGTATCGTAACGCATGTTCGATGCGTTATACGTCCGTGTCAAGAATCGCTCTATGTACTCGACGTGACATTCACGCACTAGTAGATTCACGCCATCATCGGTGGAGAACGTACGTGCAGCCAAACTCGCAGCCAGCCGGGCTACCTTGTATCGCATTGAGCCGGCATCCACGATCGGTATCTGCTCTGTGTACGTCTTACACAGCCGCTTTGAAGCCTCAAGTATCCTAGCCCAGCTTGCTTCCGGATACACTACTTGCTCAGGCGTTCTTGACCACGCCCACATGATAGTGTGATGACAGGCTTCACTAGTATAGGGATTGTTTCGACGGATGGCGTGAAGCGTATGGATCACGTCGGTTTCAAGGTCGTCCTTTGCTACGCAGATACAAAGGTCGAATCGACGGACGTCCTCGGGTGCGCCAATCAGCTCCAGGATGGCCTCTACTCCATGCCCGTACGAATTCATTGGTCTGGTAGACCGAGGGTTCGAGAGGGCAACCAATCGTGTTCTAGCCTTACGTCTACCTGATCTAATCTTTTCTAGCGAGGCCAACCCGCTCGACCGTACATCAGTCAATGCCGCAATAACCTCAGTCTTGGCACCCTTCAGTTCCTCAAGTATCACGAGGCGTTGGTCGTGCGTTGGCAGTGCACCCCATGTGATCATCCACATACCGCCCAGCTTTTGAAGACCACCAATAAGACCTGGGACCGAAGCGTTCTTTGAGTCAACCTTGTGGCCTAGGCCGTAATGTTTCTGTAAGCTAAGAGTGGCCTGTGTCTTACCCTGCGAGGAGTCGCCTATGATAAGCACCTCTACCCAACCCTTCTCCACGTTGTAAGCCGGCTTAATGTAGAGCGGTGAATGATATGCTAGGTCCACTGCAAGGTGCAAGTCTGCTCGCATCTGTATGCCAGTGATCGATGCTAAGCCATCATAGATATCGCTCAAGTGCATAGTAAGCGCATCGATGTCCCAGCTTGGGGGTTGGAATACACTGCATACGTCATCGTGGCCGAACACATAGTTCGACAGTGAGCTAGTCTTCTTCTCTACCCCAGACACCAAGAACACCACTTCTTGAGACTTTGGATCGGGTTGTGCGCGCCCGGACAGATAGTACTCTTCGTTAGCGCTCACACCATCGCCTAACACAATAGCCTTCTGGGCTTCGCGACTATCATCTGATGACGCTTTGAGCTCGAGCGGTGGCGCGATCACTACAACCTCTGCGCCCATACGATCAGTGACAGAGTATTCATGCACGTCGCACTTCGTCGGAATCTGCAGCTCCCGATCCAACACTCGTCGCAGCGTATCATCCGAGGCCTCGATCATTGCGATCACATTGGGTGACTCTGCGGAAACAGGGAACAGGTCTCTATCAAGGATGGCGACAGGGCAGCTTCCGCACAGCTTGCTGTCTCGTGCACAGCATACTTGCACGGCTCGCGGTACACTAAACCTTTGCTCAGCAACACCATTCACTATGCAACTCACTCTGCTGCGGCTGCCGACATTCTCAGACCTGATCGCACCGCTTATAGTCCTGTCAACGTAATCGCCAGAGTCCCAATCAATCTTCAGTATTCGCGGGTCGTAGGCTTCAGCTTTCTGCACACATGCGTACAGGTCGCCACCGCTTGCAAGAAAGTCATTGATGTCGCCCTTTGGGTAGTGGTGCTTATTGAGCGGAAGGCTCAAAATCTTTACTGACTTGGCCACGGGAGTTAGCGCCCGTGCGATCTTCTTAGCTGCCTTCACGCCCTTCTCATCGATGTCCATTATGACGATGAGATTTTTCCCTGTCACATGTACATTGAGCGAGGGATCCCACTCGCCTTCTCCGCCCGTTATCGTTATGGCGCCGATGTCATGTTTATTGAGTACGGCGGCCGCGGCTACAGCCTTCATCTCGCCTCCCGTAAACACCATGGTCTCATAGACCAATTGGTCCTGCGGGTATACGGCTAGTTTAGATCGTCCTCGCAGGTTACGCATCTTCTCGGAGCCCGGCGCACCGGGCAGGTAACCGCGGATGTTTATGTATGCCTTGCCAGACGGATCGAGAATAGGAATCTGTATGCGACCGTCCGCACGATTGAACCCTAGTCGATATCGTCGAATCAGTTCATCAGTTACACACCGCTTGTAAAGCTCTTCTCTTAGATGGGTTGCATCGCTTGTCCAGATAGCTTGATGCGCCTCTTCCACCCGGTCCTGTGATATTGGCCGCAGGCTCTTAGTCAGCCCATACCGGTCTGTGAGTAGCAGGATGATGTCACTTCTGTCCCGACCAAGATACTTAGCCAGGAAGTCCGCAACATCACCCTGCGTATCGCACGCATAGCACTTAAACCGACACGTTGAGATACTAAAGACGGCTGAGGGCGAGGTGTCGTCATGGAAACAACACCGCACCTTCACCGTGTTTGATCCAGAGAAGTCGAACTTAATGCCCGCATTCTCTAGTTCAGCGATTAAGCTTACGCCCTCAAGCATCACTTAGATCCTAGAATCGGTCAGAGCCTGCATCATCAGTCGCTGACGAATCACGATCGTCAACATCTGTCCGCAGCAAGTCAGCTTCATAAGCCTCTGCACATCGGCGATACATCGCTTCGAATGTAGAGTACTCGTCCTCAGTGACCCACGGTCGATCGCACGGCTTGAAGTCCCAGCCATGCCAGCGCCCGGTCTCGTTCTTATGAACGCCGACCTGGATCACATAGCGACCAGCAAAGATCGAAGCGTTGCGAGCCTTGATCTTGCTTGCAAAGAGCCGGCCCGTCTTGTACTCTGCTCGATAGAACCGCAGAGTGATCAACGTCTGCAGCTCTTCAACGAACACGATGAATACCATATTGGCCTGGTACTTGCACTTCTTGCCCGGCATCTCAGGGCAATCGAACTCAGCCAAGTCCCGGCACCTCGCAGCCAAGTCACTGGCGTGATCAAGCGAGCGCTCACGGATCATTGGCAGATCCTTCGCCTCTCGCGGGTTGATGATAACGTACTCCGTGAAGTAGAAGATCGGCACAATCGTCAAGGTCTCGTCGACCGGCTCCTGTGCTGGCTGCATAACCACCTCGCCCGCCTTGAAGCCGGCCTCGAGCAGCTTGTCGCTCATGGCCTGCACAATGACGATGTTTGGTGGAGCCACAACCTTGTCGATGTGCTCCAGTCCGAGCACCTGCTGTTCAGAAAGGAACGTCGGCCTTGACGTCTGTGTGGGAACTGTTGGAAGGTTGGATGACATTGAGTGCGCCTTTCATTGCTTTTCGTTTTCGGATTTTGACTTTCATTGAATCGTAAATTGTGAGATGCGATCCGATGTTCTCAGGCAGCTCCTCACCTCTGCTCTGCATCGCGGTGTAAAAGCTACACCAGCCTGGATACTCGATCACCAGTACACCATGTTCAATCACCTCCTTCGGGATGCCAAGGAAATTAAGAACTTGCACATATTGTTCAGTACCTTTCTTCGGGATACTCGTTCCGAGATCGGGCTCAATCTCCACCGTCGCATACTCAGTGGTGATCTTTTCTGGGGCCGTGGGGCCCATAGCGATGTACACTGTTGATAGCATACGCTCGAACATTGACTGCAGCTTGGTCATCGCGGTGTGCGTGTCCTTCACTACCTTACTGCATTCACGTAAAGCGTACACTAGATCCGCAAGTTCGTTGATTGAACTTGGAGTGGTTTTCTGGAGACCGCTCAACGCGGTTTCCAACTCGATGTTCATGCTGACAGCAGCTTCGTACAGGTCTTCTGCAAGTGGGATCATACGGTCACCTCATAATATCTGCAAGTGGGAGCGTCGTACATTGCAACCTTTACGTCCTCGTACGGCTTCAGAGCCCGCATTAGAAGTGTTAGGTATATCGACCGGCCAGATAACACTATGACATCCACCGCAGGGTCATAGCCGTGATCCTGGAGCGCCTTAGTAAACTCCGAGATCAGATCCTTTGGCCGGTGAATGCTCGGTCGACGGGGTCCGAGCAATGCGACGGGCCGGCCAAACTGTTCTTCCAGGTTGGCCGTGTCCAGTCGCTGGTCCAATTCTATCGGTATGTACGCTGTCACACCAGGTCTCCTATGATCTTTGAGAGCAGCGATCGGATGTCGCTAATCTCAAGGGCTGCAGCCCGCTTGTTAGTAACTCGCTCATGAATGTCTTCGTCGACCGTCTCGGGGCAGACGAGAGTAACCACGTCTACTGGCTTGCGGGTACCGCGGCGGTGATTACGGTCTTCTGACTGTGCTCGATGCACTGCATTCCAATTCTGGGCGAAGTACACCGTCATCGTCGCGTCAGTATCGTAGTCGTCTGGGTTCTTGGGATCAAATCCGAGCAGGTTAAGGCCAGTGCCGCCTGACGCAGGGTTACCAATGAACACTCTGCACTCCGGGTCGCAGTTGAATCGGCGCTCAGCCTCAATGCGCTCTGCATCAGACCCGCCGAAGGTAACGTGATCGATACCCTCCTCGGTCAAGCGAGTGGTCAGAGCGTGCATGTCCTGTTTTGACCAAGACCAGATGAGCACCTTCTCGTTCTTCGGGTGGTTGTTGATCGCGTTCACGCACCAGTCAAGTTTTGGGTTGACAGGGAACGCCTCAATGATTCGCGGCCTGATGACGTTACCATCGATGTCGACCACTGGGTCCCAGGATACGAAGCCAGATGTCACCTGCGATAACCGCAGCAGTTTAACCAGTACATTGTTGATGAGCATGCTGCGTGCACCGCCGGATGCCGTCTCGGCCTGCTCGAGGTCTTCGTTGATCTCGATAGCGAGTTGGGTGCATACTTTGCGATACACGTCTCGCTGCATCTCCGTCATCTCTACCTCCTCGACTCGATATGTCTTGGATGGCAGATACGGCATTGCGTCTGCTTTGCGGATGATGAACGAATTTCTGAGCAGTACTTCCTGCAACACTGGGGTATGCTGCATGCCAACGATCTGCTCAAACCCTGTCTCCTGGCTCTTACGCAGCTTTGCAAAGAACGAACGATAGGACTTAAAGTCGGCGAACCCTGAGCAGCCGGGGTAGAGGAACTCGAGCTGTGACCACAGGTCCATGAAGGTGTTAGCGATGGGCGTGCCAGTCAGCTCGAGACGGTGCTTAGCCTTTTCACGCAGCGTATTGAGAAAGTACCGCGTGCGCTGCGACTGTGGGCCTTTGATGTAGTGGCATTCGTCTACGATAACGATGTCCCATGGGATTGCTCCGATGAGCTGCTCCATTGCCATCACTGTGTCGTAGTTCATCACTGCGACGCCTGCACGAGCAGAGGCTGACGGCTTAAGTACTTTGGCCAGCTTGCCGATGCGCTTGACTTCGCCACCGCGGATGGAGTCGATCTGAACTTCATGTGCGCCGAAGGACTTGAACTCTGTGATCCAATTAAAGATGACGTTGCGAGGGCAGACCACCAGGACTCGAAGGAACTCCTTGCTCGAGTCCCGAATCCACGTGTTCACTGCGGTGATTGCAGTAGGCGTCTTGCCAGTGCCTTGCTCCATGAAGAAGGCAAAGTTGGTTCCCAGCGTAGCGAGGTGAGCGGCGACCTGTTGGTATGCAGTGAGCTCAATGCCTTCACGTACACAGAGGTTATGCGACGGCACTTCTTGACGCTGCTGCCATGCGGAGTTGACGTCTGCACGAGCAGCTCCAAGCTGGAACTGCATCTGCTGGTTGATGAACACAGCCTGTGCAAGCGGTGTCTTGTACTCAATCTGCTCTGTTGGGAACGCGTACAGAATGCGGAGTACTGTGAGAAATCCGACCGGACATCGGAAGTGATCACCGACCTCGCCGGGAATCTCGACGCGGCTACTGCCCGGGATGTCCTCAGCCCATTCGCGGCACATGGCGCCAACGTAGTGCGTACCGGTCGGCGTCTTGCGAACGAAGGTCAAGATGAAGTTGGCGCCGTTATCGTCAACGTCTACGATCACCGTCTCTGAGGTGATGTATGACTTCTTGCTGACGATCAGGCCCTGCGTTTCTTTGGACAACATGACTGGTTCCTTTAGTGAACTTCTTTAGTGAATGAGCCGACTGAGGTTGCATTCTACCATAGATATCGGCAGAATGCAACCCCACTCTACAATGTTTTTCGGAAATTTCCGAAAATAATTCCAACCCGATATTATGCAGGCTGAAGCACTGTCACATCAGAGCTGCTATACGATTTGCCGTTTGACAATTGCACAAAGCCATTCATGACTGCTTTCACAACTGCCGTGCCCCCGCCATATTGGCTGGATACCTTGACGCGGTCACCTTCCTTGATAGGCCGCCCTTTCGAGTCCTCAGTTGAATTTCTCGAGAGGCTCAGCCAATCGTAACCTCCCGCCTGCCGGTCTTTGGCTTGCCGCAAAATATCCATGGGGTTAACCCCCTGCCTTGATATCTCTGCTGCCCTTTCAGCAAGCTTCTGATTCTTAATCCCCTGCGCCATGAACCAATCTGCAGATACGCCGGTCAGGCCGCCGGGCGTTGGCTTAGTCGCTTTCTTAGCTGCTTTCTTTGGAGCAGCAAGGCTCATCGCCTTGCCGAGTCGACTGATCACTGCATTGATGTCCTTCGCCACGAAGATCGCATTGGCAGCCCGGACCTTGATCCCACCGTTGGGCGCTGGAGAGAACTGAACTTTCGGGTACCGTTTCTGAAGCTGTGCGATTTGCGACGCCAATGAATTGTTCGAGCTCATCGCTACTCGTGGCTTTGCGAGCGACAAGATCGTGCCGCGAGCTTTT